TTAGTGAAAAACTAGGAGAACCTATATATGTAGAGGTTACATCTAGTGAACTACCCTGGTTATCAGGTGAATAAATATTTTTTAACTTAAATTAAATAAAATGGCAAAAGACGTAAAAATAGAGGACATCGCTAAAGATGTACAAAAAATTGATGAAGCAGAACTTAAATCAGTTCAAGAAAAGGTAGCTAAAATAAATCAAGCTCAAATGCAAGTTGGTGGTTTAGAAGCTCAAAAGCATATGGCTTTACACGCTATAACTAATCTACAAGATGAGTTACAAGCACTACAAAGAACACTAGAGGATAAATACGGAAGAGTATCTATCAATTTACAAACTGGTGAAATTACTGAATTACCTGAAGATGAAACTGATAAGAAAGATTAGTATTGGTAAAGATTATAAAAACGAAGCTATGCACTACTCCGTAGATCAAGAGGTTTACGGAGGACATGTAATAGACTGTATCGTTGAAGAAGACGATAAGTTTAGTGTGTTTATTAAAAAAGGTGATGATGTATTACCATGGAAAGATTTTAATAAAAACATGGCTATAGCTGTTGAATATAATTTAGAGTATTAATGCGAGGACTTTATTATTTTGTAGTAAAGCCAGTAGAATCAAGATACAATAACGTTAAAAAAATAGGTGACAAAAGCCTTATTACTAATACTGAGAATTTTACACATCAAAACGTAAGTAGAAACGCTATAGTTTTATCAACACCAAAAGGTGTTAAAACAGATATAAAAGTAGGAGATGAATTAATTATTCATCATAATGTTTTTAGGCGCTGGAAAGATGTTAGAGGAGTAGAACAAAATAGCAAAGGTTATTTTAAAGAAGATAAATACTTTGTTCAATTAGATCAAATATATTTATACAAACAAAATAACAAATGGAAGTCAATAAATGATTATTGTTTTGTTAAACCAATACATGCTATTAGTGATTACAGTATAGAAAAAGAACAGCCTCTTGTTGGTATTTTAAAATATACTAACAATAGTGATGAGTTAAATACGTTAGAAGTAGGAGATTTAATTGGATTTACACCAAGAAGTGAATACGAGTTTATTATAAATAATGAACGTTTATATAGAGTATTAACAAAAGCAATTACAATTAAATATGAATATCAAGGAAAAGAAAAAGAATATAATCCAAGCTGGTTATAAGGCTGTAGAAGAATTAGTTAAAGTAGCTAAAGAACCTATAGTTGATAGCGACGATGATATATCTGCTGATAGATTAAAAAATGCTGCTGCTACTAAAAAGCTAGCTATATTTGATGCCTTTGAAATACTTAATAGAATACAAGACGAGGAAGCAATGCTTGAAGGTAAAGTTGTGGAACAAGAAAAACCTAAAAGCTTTAGCGGCTTTGCTGAGAGAAGATCTAAATAATGTATAATCAAACGTTGTATAGCATTATTGAGCCTATAAAGTTAAATACTATAAAAAGGCTTAATAAGCTTAAGAAATGGGATTACGGTTACAATAAAGAACACGATGTTATTGTAATTAGCAAAACTGGAGAAATAGGTGATATATACGAAATACAAAATTTAAAAATAGCTTTACCAAAAACACCAAAAAAAATACATAAGTTTAGTAAAGACACTTGGGAGGTAACTGATTATCCAAAAGAGTTACAAAGAATAAAAACTATTTTTGATTGGAGAGATTATCCTCAAGATTTTAAAAATAAATATATTGATTATATAGAAAATGAATTTAGAAAAAGAGAAAATGGTTTCTGGTTTTATAACAAGAGTAATCCTACTTACATTACTGGGACTCATTATATGTACTTGCAGTGGTCCAAGATTGATGTTGGGAAGCCAGACTTTCGAGAAGCAAATAGATTATTCTACATTTTCTGGGAAGCTTGCAAAGCGGATACCAGATGTTACGGAATGTGCTATCTTAAAAATAGAAGATCTGGGTTCTCCTTTATGGCATCAGGGGAAGTTGTTAACATGGCAACCATATCAAGCGATGCTAGGTTTGGAATATTATCCAAGTCTGGGCCTGATGCAAAAAAGATGTTTACTGATAAAGTCGTTCCAATATCCGTTAATTATCCGTTCTTTTTCAAACCGATACAAGATGGTATGGATAGACCAAAAACCGAGCTCGCCTATCGTGTACCCGCATCCAAGCTTACGAGAAGAAACATTACGAGTACGAGTGAAAGGCCCGAGGAGCTCACAGGACTGGACACTACCATCGATTGGAAGAACACGGGTGACAACTCCTACGACGGAGAGAAGCTCAAACTCCTCGTCCATGATGAATCAGGGAAGTGGGAGAGGCCGAACAACATCCTCAACAACTGGAGGGTCACGAAGACAACATTAAGGTTAGGTAGTAGAGTAATTGGTAAATGTATGATGGGCTCAACAAGCAACGCTTTAGATAAAGGTGGTGCTGAGTTTAAAAAATTATATAATGACTCAGATGTTACAAAAAGAAACCGCAACGGACAGACTAGTTCGGGATTATATAGTTTGTTCATACCTATGGAATGGAACTACGAGGGATTCATTGATTCTTTTGGAATACCTGTATTCAAAACACCGGATGAAGAAGTTAAAGGACCTTATGGAGATTACATAGATATAGGTGTTATTGATCACTGGCAGAACGAAGCAGATGGTCTAAGAAACGATCAAGATGCTTTAAACGAATTTTATAGACAGTTTCCAAGAACTGAAGAACATGCTTTCAGAGATGAAACTAAAAACAGTATATTTAATTTAGTTAAAATATACGAACAAATAGATGTTAACGAGGAAAAACATGATTACACTACTGGTAATTTTCAGTGGGCTGGTGGTATAAAAGACACTACTGTTATGTTTTTACCAAATCAACAAGGTAGATTTAATATATCTTGGGTACCTCCGACACATATACAAAACAAGCAAAAGATAAAAAATGGAGTTAAATATCCAGGTAATGAGCACATGGGTGCTTTTGGATGTGATAGCTACGATATATCAGGTACAGTTGATGGCAAAGGTTCTAAAGGTGCTTTACATGGCTTAACTAAGTTTAGTATGGAAGATGCACCAGCTAGTCAGTTTTTTTTAGAGTATATAGCTAGACCAGCAACCGCGGAGATGTTCTTTGAGGACGTTCTAATGGCTTTAGTATTTTACGGGATGCCATTACTCGCGGAGAACAATAAACCTCGTCTATTGTATTATTTGAAAAGACGTGGTTATAGAGGTTATTCGATGAATAGACCTGATAAAATTTGGAATAAATTATCTGTTGCTGAAAAAGAGGTTGGCGGTATGCCAAACTCTAGTGAAGATATTAAGCAAGCGCATGCTGCTGCAATTGAAATGTACATCAATGATCATGTTGGTTTAAAAGAAGATGGTAGTTATGGAACTATGGTTTTTAATCAAACTCTAAATGATTGGGCTGGTTTTGATATAACAAGAAGAACTAAATTTGATGCAACTATTAGTAGTGGTTTAGCTATTATGGCTTGTAATAGACATTTGTACTCACCGAGATCAAATGTTGAAAAAGAAAAAATAAACTTAAAAATAGCTAGATACAAGAATAAAGGGTATCATTCAAAATTAATAAAACAATAATATGGCTGAGTCTTACATGAGCAATTATTTTCCTAGTCAAGTAGTATCTGACAAAGAGAAGTTATCTTTAGATTACGGTTTAAAAATAGGTAAAGCTATTGAAAGCGAGTGGTTTAAAAGAGACTCTGGCACAAATAGATTTGCTAGTAATCAAAATAACTTCCATAAATTAAGATTATACGCGAGAGGAGAACAAGCTATTCAAAAATATAAAGATGAATTATCTATAAATGGTGATTTATCATACCTTAATTTAGACTGGAAACCAGTACCTATTATACCTAAATTTGTAGATATAGTAGTTAATGGTATATCAGAAAGAACATTTGATATTAAGGCTTATACACAAGATCCATACGGTGTTGAAAAAAGAACAAAGTATATGGAAAGTATAATTGCTGATATGAAGTCAAGAGAATTAAATGACTTTGCAGCTGAAGCTTTTGGTGTTAATTTAACTGGAAGTGAATTACAAGATCTACCTGAAAATGAAGAAGAGTTACAGTTACACATGCAGTTAGGTTACAAACAAGCTGTTGAAATAGCTGAAGAACAAGCTATAAATGTTTTGCTAGAAGGTAATAGATACGAACTTATACGTAAAAAAATAAATTACGATTTAACTGTTTTAGGTATAGCTTGTGTAAAAAATAGCTTTAATACATCTCAAGGTGTTAAAGTAGAATATGTTGACCCTGCTAATATAGTTTACTCTTATACAGAAGATCCATATTTTGAAGATATATATTATTTTGGTGAAATAAAAACGTTGCCAATAAATGAATTAATAAAAGAGTTTCCTAACCTTACTGAGTCTGATTTAAAAGAAATGAGTAAGCAAGGTTATCAGTCTACTGGTTTTTATAATAGAAGCTTAGCAGAGTCTACAAACAAAGATAAAAATCAAGTACAAGTTTTATATTTTAATTATAAAACGTACATGAATCAAGTTTATAAAACAAAGACTACAGCAACTGGCGCTAGTAAAGTTATAGTTAAAGACGATCAATTTAATCCACCTAATGAATTATTAGAAGCTAAATTTGGTAAGCTTTCAAAACAAATAGAAGTTTTATTTGAGGGAGCTATGGTGTTAGGAACTAAAAAAATGTTAAAATGGCAGTTAGCTTCTAACATGATGAGGCCTAAGAGTGATTATACAAAAGTAAAAATGAACTACAGTTTAGTTGCGCCTAGAATGTATAAAGGTAAAATTGAATCATTAGTTAGTAGAATAACAACATTTGCTGATATGATACAAATAACACATTTGAAAATACAGCAAGTTATGTCTCGTATGGTGCCAGATGGTATATATTTAGACGCTGATGGTTTAGCTGAAATAGATTTAGGTAATGGAACTAACTACAACCCACAAGAAGCATTAAACATGTTCTTTCAAACTGGTAGTATTATAGGTAGATCGTTTACATCTGACGGTGATATGAACCCAGGTAAAGTTCCAATACAAGAAATACAAAGTGGATCTGGAGGTTCTAAATTAGCTTCACTAATACAAACATATAACTACTATCTACAAATGATCAGAGACGTGACCGGATTAAACGAGGCGCGTGATGGTAGTATGCCTGATGCAAAAACTTTAGTTGGCGTGCAAAAATTAGCTGCAGCAAACAGTAACACTGCTACAAGACATATATTACAAGCTGGTTTATTTTTAACTACAGAGCTAGCAGAGTGTTTATCGTTAAGAATATCTGATATTATAGAGTATTCACCTACTAAAGAAGCTTTTGTTCAAAAATTAGGTAGACATAATGTTGCTACATTAAGTGAAATGTCAAACTTACATTTATATGATTTTGGTATATTTATAGAGTTAACACCTGATGAAGAAGAAAAAGCAATGTTAGAAAATAATATTCAACAAGCATTACAACAGCAAGGCATAAACCTAGAAGATGCTATCGATATTAGAGAAATAAAAAATGTTAAGCTAGCTAATCAGTTATTAAAACTAAAAAGAAAGAAGAAAGCTGAAGAAGATCAAATGATACAGCAGCAAAATATTCAAGCACAGGCTCAAGCTAACGCTCAAGCTCAACAAGTTGCAGCTCAAGCAGAAGTTCAAAAAAATCAAGCTATAACTCAAAGTCAAATGCAGTTAGAGCAAGGTAAATCTGAACTAGATATAAATAAGATGCAACAAGAAGCTATGCTTAAAAAAGAATTAATGAATCATGAGTTTGAGTTGAACATGCGTATAAAAGCTATGGAAGCTGAAATATTGAAAGCAAGAGAAACTGAAAAAGAAGATCGCAAGGACGAAAGAACAAAAATCCAAGCGAGTCAACAATCTGAATTAATAGATCAAAGAAAAACTAATAAACCACCTAAAAACTTTGAATCTTCAGGTAATGATATAATGGGTGGTGGGTTCGGCATGAATGCTTTTGAACCAAGATAATTTGTTTAATTTTATAATATTATATTATGGCTAAAAAAAAGA